GGCCGCTCGTGGACGTGGCGCTCGGACTGACCAACGGCTGGGTGGCGTTGCGCGCGGTGCGCACGGCGTTTTCGCCGGCGGCGCGCACCATGCTGAGCACCGGACCGAGCAGGCCGATCCATTTCGCCACCGCGCCGCGGATGGCGCGCTCGGTGGCGGAGAGCTGCTCGGTCGGCGGGGCGAACGCCGAGGAGATCGCGCCCGTGATCTTCTCCTTGCCGGTCTCGATCGCCTCCACCCACCAGCCCACGCCCTCGCGGATCACGCTCGTGGCGTTTCGGATGTTGTCCACGAGCGACGGCGAATGACGCACCGTGGGGTCCCAGGCGGCCGTGGCGTCGGCCGCGGCGGCCTTGATTCGTTCGGCGGCGCCTTCCGAGTCGTTTGCGACGCCGAGCAGACTCTCACGCCACTGCTGTGTCGATGCTTCGAGCGCGAGGTTGCTCTCGATGATTTTCTCTGTGACGGGCCCGGTGGCGCCCGTCAGGACGCCGTGCGCCTCACGTTGGGCCCACAGGATCTGCTTCTGCAGATCGTACCATTCCTTGATCCGGGCCTCGATCTCCTGCTCGCTGAGGTCGTGCCCTTCCTTCTGATAGTGCATCAGCTCCCGCGTGAGCCGCACGAGGCGCTCGTAGTTCTTTACCTCGTCAGCGGCCGGGGCGATCGCCGCTTCTTGTTCTCCCCGTTTGGCGTCGGCCGCGACGACATCGAGAATGGCCTCCTTGATCGCGGCGTACTTCTCAGCCAGCCAGCCGACCGTCTCGCGAACCGTGCCGAACGCCTTGACCAGGCCGTCGGCCCACTTCTGGAAATTCTGCGCGATGAGGTCCTCGTTGGTGCTCACCCAGTCGGTGATGCCCGTGATGATCGGTTCGATCACGGGCAGGAGCTTTTGGCCCAGGACGGTCATGGCGTCCTTGATCCCGGCCGTCATCTGGTTCCAGCGCGTGCCGAAGTTGTCCGTGGCCGCCTTGAATGCGCCGTCCATGGCGCCGGCGGACGTCTTCATCTCGTCAATCTTGGTTTTGAACGTGTCGGCCTGGGGGCCGGCCAGGGCGAGCGCCCCGGGCAGGGCCTCGATGCTCGGGATGAGGCGTCCCATCATCTCGGCGTTGCCGCCGGTGGCGTCCTTCATTTCGACGAGCATGCGGCGCAGGCCCTTGCTCTTGAGCGCCGCCGCGCTCCAGTCGAGCCCCAACTCCTTGGCCGCCTTGCGCGCATCGTCGGTGGGCTTGAGGATCGCGGCCAGGATGCCCCGCAACTGCGTGGACACCTCGGCCGCGTTGCCGGTGACGCCGGTCAAGGTCGCATACGCGCCGAACAACTCCTCCGTCCCCACCCCCAGTTCCGCGGCGATCGGGATCACGCGGCCCATGGACCCGGCCAGTTCGCCGAACGTGGTCTGCCCGAGCTTCACGGTCTGGAACGCCTGGTCCATGAGGCGGTCGGTGGCGTCCCAGCCCAAGCCGTATCCCTTGACCAGGGCTGAGGAGAGATTGACCGCGTCGGTGGTCGTGGCGATGCCGGCGGCGCCGGCCTTGGCGCTTTTCTCCAACTGGGCCAGCGCCTTGCCCACCGGCACGCCGGCGCTGATGATCTGATACAAGCCCTTGGCCAGCTCCTTGGGCGGCTTGCCGAGCTGCACCGCCAGTTTCCGAACGCCGGCTTCGAGAACTTTGAATTCTTTCTTCGGCAGGTCGGTCACGAGCGTGCGAACCTCGGCCATGGACGTGCCGAAGTCGGCGGCCAGCTTGACCGCGCCCACACCGATACCCACCACGGCCGCGGTTGCCCACTTGGCGGCGCGGATCGTGGGCGCGAACGCGGCCTGGGCCTTGCCGGCGAAGTCTCTCACGTGACCGCGTGCGCGCGCCAGGCCGGCCACGAACCCCTTGAGGTCGGCGACCAGGTCGATTTGGAGCTGTTCTTTGGCCATTGATTAGAAGCCAGAATAGAGAGATCGGATCACCACGGAGACACAGAGGCACGGAGCCGAGAGCGGAGAACCGCGAATGAACGCCAATGGACGCGAATTGAGCCATCCGGATTAGCGTTTATTCGCGTTCATTCGCGGTTCTCTCCGGTCTCTGTGACTCTGTGGTTATTTCTGCTTTCGCTTCTCAAGCCACGCGGCCTGGCGCGCTTCGAGTTCGGCCACCTCTTGCGCGACCTGGGCGCCGAAGGCCTCCTCGATCGTGAGCGGCTCGCCTGGATCGATCAGCTCGTCGAGCTTTCCGGGATCGAAGATCGCGGCCGCCTGAATCAGCGCCTTGATGGCGACCGCCTCGTACGCGGCTGCAATCAGGTCCAGGGCCTCGGGCCACTGGCGCGACCAGGCCACGTCAGGGGTCCATCCGTAGTGCGCTAGGAGCTGGTGCGCGAGGTCCGTGAAGGTATGCGCGCCTAATCGGTCGCGTCGGGTTCGCGGCCGTCCCCCGCTGCCGTCCGGCGCGACCGCAGCCGTTTTCCCAGGCGGTCGGCCAGATCCTTGATGGCGCCGCTTTCGACCAGCGCGTCAACGGTCCGGTCCAGGTCGGCCGCATCGAACGCCAGGCCCTCCTCGACCGTGAGCGTGCGGCCTTCGGCTTTCGGGTCGCGCAGGCACGCCCCGAGCACCGCGGCCGCGAGATCCGGCACGCGCGGCAGGGCGTCCAGAATCGCGCGCATGAGGGGCAGGTACGTCACGCCGTCATCGTCGGGCGCGTTGCCTGCCCAGATCCGCGCGGCCGTGTCGATGATCCGGTTCATGTCCTGCTCTGGCACGGCCTCGAAGATCATCTTCCAGCCGGCCAGGGTGGGCGCGGCGACGGCGTACTGGCCGCGCGTGGTCTCGATCGTCGTCATGCGTTCGGCTCCTTTCTTTGAAATGCTGAGTGATGAATGCTGAGTGATGAATGACGAATCGGTTTCATCACTCATCATTCATGATTCATCATTTCACTGCCCCACAATCACAGCCGCGAAGGTCACCGGGCGCGTGGTGGCCAGGTATCGGTCGTCCTCAAAAGAAAACGACTCCTGGTCTTCGCCCACCTCCGCAAGGCGAAACGCGGGCACGATCACGTCGTCGTCGGAGAGTTTGGCCTGGATCGTCTGCTCGCCGCTCTCGCCGCCCGAGGCGACGTCGTCGTACAGGCGCTGCTCGACCGTGTCGAGCGTGTCCTTGCTGGGGTCGTGCAGCTCGACCCGGACCTCGGCGTCCCAGCCGTGGGCCGGGTAATCGCCGTTGGGCGTGCGCCGCATGTGGAACGTGATGCACGGGTACGTGGGCGGCGCTTGCGGGATGCCGTTGTACACGCGGTCGCCCACGCCGGCCGTGTCGATGAGCCATGTGCGCAGGTTTTTTCGGAAGGCTTGGACTTCGATCATGACGGACTCCCAGATTCACCACAGAGACACAGAGGCACAGAGCCGGAATTGTCAAACGCAAAGGCGCAAAGACGCCAAGCCGGGAGGGACGGAGAGGGAGAACCCTCCCCCTGAATCCCTTTCCCGGCTTTGCGTCTTGGCGCCTTTGCGTTACGTACTCTGGTCTCCGCGCCTCCGTGCCTCTGTGGTTTTCCTCGCTCAGGTCACTTCGCCAGCTCGCGTTTCATTCCGTCGAGCAGGCGCTGGCGCGCCTTGGCCTGCCAGGGAATGATGATGGGCAGTTCGCCGCGCGGGTTGCCGCCGGCGCGCTTGGCCGGCCAGCTCGTGATCGTGGGCATGCCGGGCCGCCACTTCATGACCCGGCCGCCGGCGATGTGGCGCGTGCCGGCCGCCAGCCACACGGCGTACGGCACCATGGCCCGGATACCGCCCTCGATGCGGCCCTGGCGCTCGCGCACGAACGGCTGGGTGCTCTTCTTCAGGCGTCCGGAGCGGTGCGTGGACCGCCGGCCGCGACGCGCCTTGGCGCTCTTGGAACGCGAGGCCGCCACAGGCAGGCGCGGCACGACCTGGCCGTGCCACCAGGCGATCGCCTCGGCCATGCACTTGCGCGCGGCCACGTTGCACGCACGGGCGCGGGCGCGGAACCGTTCGGCCAGCGGCTTCCAGTGAACGATCACTTCGAGCCGGTCGCGGGCGGATTGGAGAGATTTTGAAACCATGATTCGTTGAATGATGAATGATGAGTGATGAGTGATGAAAGGGCGTTCCGGAGACCGGTTCGGGTTTCATCATTCATCATTTATCACCCATCATTGTCTTCTCTCCGTCAGCAACGCGATCTTGTACCGCCCCTGGCCGGCGGCGTCGGTCACGTAATGGATTGCGAAGGAGCGGCCCGAGACCGTGACGTGGTCGGGCTGTTCGCCTCGGGCGGCGGGACGCAGATCGGCCGAGGGGGGCGCGAGCAGGAACGCGTCGAACGCCAGGTCGATGCCCACGCCGCCCAGGGTCATTCGCGTGCCGGCCTGGGGAAAGAAGAGGCACGGCTGGCCCGAAGCCGTGGCCTCGTCGGGCTCAACGATCGTCTGTTCGCCGGTCTCGGATGTGGCGACCGTGGGCCGGTACAGGTCGTACGTGTCGGTGAACTGCCGCTCGTCAATGGGTTCGTCGGTATCGCGATCCATGGGAACCTCAGAGGATAGAAGTCAGAAGCAAGGAGTCAGGAGTCAGAACGCGCGGAACCGGAGGAACCGCTAATACACGCGAATGAACGCGAATCCGGATCTGATTAGCGTTTATTCGCGTTGATTCGCGGTTCTTTTCCGGTCTCTGTGTTCCTGTGTCTTGGTGGTGAATCTCCTCAAGCTGCTTCCTCGGCCAGATGCGATCGATGACGCGCGCGCCCAGGGGCTCGCCGAACACGGTCAGAAGGGCCAGCCCGACGCCGACGCACAAGGCGGTCCAGAACGCGGTGCGCTTAGCCGCGTGCCTAGCCTCGATCTTCAACTCGGCCACGGTGGCCTTGACGCCGTTCATGGCCCCGAGCCGCGTCTCGATGCGATTGAAGGCGGCGACGGACTCATTGCGGAAATCGTGCAGCTCCGTGCCGGTCTTCTCGACCTGGCGGATCAGGGTGGTGTGCTCTTCGCAGAACGGGGCCATGTCAGTCTCCTATCTTATCCCGGCTTTGCGTCTTTGCGCCTTTGCGTTACCTTCTTTGGAATCCCCGGACCGGAGCCGAGAATATGAAACGCAAAGACGCAAAGGCGCAAAGCAGAGACACCGGACAGATGCGGCTTACAGCCTTTCCGCCCGGTACCGCGCGACCACGTCGGCGACCTCGGGCTCCAGGCCCGCGCGGGCGAGGTAGGTCTTGATCCAGCCGGCCACGTTTTCGGACTCGAGGAGGTCGCGGCCCGCCTTGGCGCGCTTCCACTGGCTGAATAGGGCCGCGACCTGGATGGTCGCCGCGTCGGTCAGATCGCCCGGCGACGTGGCAAAGCCGACCGGATAGATCACGCGCACGTTCCGCTGGCCCACGCACCAGATGTGGTCCAGGTATTCGAGCCGGCAGCCGTCGACCAACAGGTCGTCGCTCGATATGAGCGCGTCGTCGCCCCACGCGCGATCTGAGTCCACGTGGACGCTCGTGACCGCGTCGGCGTCGGCCGGTTCGGCCAGATACAGGACGCGCGTGCCGTCGCCGTCCAGAACCTCGGTGCGACTGGCGGATGCCAGGTGACGGCCGCACGCGTGTTCCATGCGCGCCTGGGCCCCGGCGATGAGCGTGGACAAGAGCGTCTCGTCGGTGATGCCGAGATAGGATTTCGCTTGCGCGACCGTGATGAGACTCATGGCGGAATCCTTGATTCAGAGCGTCGGGAACACGGACGAACACAGACCAACACGGACCTCGGACTCCCGAGTCCGTGACCGTCCGTGTCGGTCGGTGTTCCGAACGCGTTCGGAGTTCGAGACGGCTTCTCTTACCGGCTTGCCGTATACACCCGACCGATCAGGTTGCCGTCGGCCTGGGTCGGATCGGGCAGGCCCTGGTACGTCTGGGCCCAGGTGTGCGGCTCGGACTTCTTCTGCGACAGGGCCGCGTCGCCCTTGGGCGCGCACAGCCAGATGTCGACCTGGTTCTGCTGCGAGGAGCGCGTCTGCCACGGCCGGAACCGGAACCGCTTGGCGTCGTCGCGCAGGCTGGTGCCGGCGGTCCGGCCGAAGCCGTGGTACGAGTACCCGCCCGACGTGCCGGTGAGCGCCCCCTGAAAGATCACGTTCAGGCACTCCTGGCTGCGCTCGGGCACGCGCAGCTCGAACTCGGCCGAGTCGCCGGTGGTGTACAGGTCGTACACGCCGATGATGTCGGTCTCGACCTCCTCCAGGCCGCGCATGAACGACAGGTCCACACCGTCCTGGACAAAGACCTCGACCGCGGTGTCGTCCGGGTCGACCATGACCTGGACCGGTCCCTGCTTCAACTTGGCCAGGGCGTTCTGAAGTGCGGTGGGGATGTTGGACATCGGGATTCTCCTTCGTCAGAAAAGGAAATGCTGAGTCATGAATGATGAATGATGGTGGGAAACCGCGTCGCCGACGCTCTGTCTTCAGCACTCATCATTCAGCATTCAGCATGGGTCAAAGCTTCAGTCCGAGCGCCTCGATCACGCGCTTCGCGAGTTTCGCGTTGTCGAACAGCGCCAGCGCCTTGGCGCGGCCCGCCTCGGCGATCCGGGCGCGCTCGCTGTCGTGAGCCAGGTACCACGCCGCCTTGTCGCGCAGCTCATCGAGCGTCTGCCAGAGCACGATCTCGCGGTCGGCGTCGAAGATTTCTTCGATGCCCTTGACGGCATCGCAGAGCATGAAGCCGCCCGAGGCCAGGCACGTGGTGACGCGCTCGTTGAGATACCCGGCGCCGTCGGGCCGCACGTGGGAGTTGAGATTGATCCTAGCCGCCGCGTACACGCGAGGCAGGGCCTCGTAGTTGCGCCAGCCGGCGAAGAGGCGCGCCTTGAGGCTGGCGGGCAGGCCGTGCGGGCCGCCCCAGTCGTGCCGCTTCTTGCCCCACGTGCCGTACAGGCGCATGGCGCCGACGTCCAGGAGCGCGAGCACCATGTCGGTGCGCGAATGCCACGTGGTGGAACCGGCGAAGGCCTGGGCATACACGTTGGTGGCGGCGAACGACAGGTCGCACGCCTCACGCGGGTCAGGAACGGCCCGGCCGTGCAGGCGCGCGTCGCACGGCGGGTAGCCCACGATCGGCGTCACGCCGTGGGCCTCGTACCAGACGCGCGCGTCCACGCAGCAGGTGACCGCGGCCTCGAAGCCGAGCGCGTGGCTGCGCGCGCCCAGCCGGTCGATCACGAACGGGTCGTCCAGGCTCATGGTGACCGTGCGCAGGTCCGGGAACGCAGCCCTCAGATCGCGCACGCACGCAGCCCCCGGATCGGCCTGGCCCTGCCACCAGTACAACAGATCGGCCTCGGGCGCGGCGCGATTCAACTCGCGCGCTAGGTCCGGACGCGGGGCCTTGCCCTGCGGCGTGTCGCATAGGGTTGGCAGGTACGCGACGCGGCACCCGAGCCGCTCGAACCCGCGCCGCACGCACCAGACCGACTGCGCGCAGTGTTTGCCGCCGAGGAGCAGGACGTTGAGGGGCATGAGCATTCCTCTTTGGAGATTCCCGAGGCCACGAAGACACGAACGCACGGAGGTTTCACAAAGAGCGCCTTTGCGCCCGCTTCGTGTCTTGGCGCCTTGGTGGCTATCCGGTTTTCTTTTCCGGCTTCCGCGCGATCCAGACGCGCGACGTATAGTTCACGCGACGGTCAGAGATCTGCGGCACCTCGCGGTACGCCTCGAACGTGAGTTCCACGTGACGCAGCAGCTCGATCACCGTCTCGATCGAGGCGCAGAACGGGTGGTGCTTCATGTCGCCCATGCGCCGGACGCGCGGCGTAGCCAGATGCACGTGGCCGCCTGCGTCGGGCATGGCGGCCACGAGCGTGCCGCCGGGCGCGAGCACGCGCGCCCACTCCGCCAGCGCCACGTATGGCGCGGGGGAATGTTCGAGCACGTGGCTGGCGAACACGCAACCGAAGCGATCGCCCCAGGATTCCGGCAGCGCGTGCATGTCGCCCAGCCAGACGTTTCGGGCGCCGTTGTCCGTAAGCGCCTCGACTTCTTCGGCGAAGCGCGTGAGGGCTAGGACGCGGTCCTGGCCGTATCGGTTCTGAAGCTCGATCGTTTCCCAGCCGCAGGCCGGTCCGATGTCGAGGACCTCGCCGATCACGTCAGGCGGGCAACCATCGAGAATCGCGCCCCGTGCGGCCACGAGGTCGGGGTCGCGTTCGACCTTGTCCGGGATGCCCTCGCCCAGGTTGGGCGCGGTCTGACAATGGCGCATGATGGCGGCGGCGAGGTCATTGACGGCATCGTTCATCATTCGAGAATCTCCAGCAGCGTTTCCCGCGCCGCGCGATTGCGGCGCTCTACGTTGGCCGCGACCGCGGCGCGTTGCGCCGCTAGAAGCGGCCCGCGGTCCGCGACCTTGATCGCGGTCAGGCGGTCGGCGATCGCCATGCCGTCGGTCGGATCGTCCACCATGAGGGCCTCGGGCGAGCCGGCCAGCACCGGGATGCCCTGCCAGCCGATCACCGGCGTGCCCGCGAGCACGGCCTCGGCCGCGGCATAGCTGAAGCCCTCGGCCGTGGAGACCAGGAGCGCCGCCTGGCACGAGCCGGCCAGCGCCGCCACCGCGGCGAGGTCCGCGCAATCATGCACGTGAAGGCGCGCGCCCAGTTCGGCGGCCAGATCGATCAATCCTTCGGCCTTGCGCGCCCAGCTCGTGACGTGGACCTCGGCCCCGGCAGCCGCGCTAGCGGCCACGGCCAGGTACACGTTCTTGCGCTCGGCGTACGGGCCGGGCAGAAAGACGTTGAACCCCTCGCGCTTGGCCGGCGCGCGATCGGCGCGATCCAGGTGTAGGGTCGGCGGCAGCCACGCCACGCGATCGCCCAATGCGGGCTGCCAGAACGCGGTCTCGGCCTCGGTGGTGCATAGCAGATACCGGCCGGCGTCGGCCGCCTTGACCGCGCGCACCACGGGCAAGAGGCGCGCGACCTCGTGGCGGTGCGTATCCATCTGGGCAAAGGGCGAATGCCACCAGAACGCCAGTTTCGTCCCCCACTTCTTGGCTAGATCCTCGCGCCACACGCCCGAGACGATTCCCAGGGCGCATCGGTCCACAACGGCCGGGCCGGATTCCCAGGGCAGCACGCGCCACCCGAGCGTGGCCGCGCCCTGGCGGCAGCAGGCGGCCACGCCCGGCGCATTGGGCACGAGCACGCCCACCTCGGAGAGCCGCCGCACGCGGTCGATGGCCTCGGCGAACCGGCCGGAATGATCCTGACAGTATGATGCATCCGGCGCCGGTCGCAGGGCGAGCGCCTCGGTTAGGGCGCCGGCCCAGAGATCGAGGTCCGCGTGGCGCGAGACCACCACGCCGTGGCCGTCGGAGGCGATCGCGGGAAGGTGACCGGCGTCGGAAACCAGAAGCGGAAGTCCGCAGGCCCGCGCCTCGGCCGCGCTTCGGGAAAACGACTCGCACGTGCGCGTGCCGATGAAGAGCGCGCGCGTCCGGGCGTACACGGCGCGCATGTCGCCGACCCATTCGCGCCGCACGTCGACGTTGGGCAGGGCCTCGGCCTCGGCCACCAGGTCGTGTGCGCGCGTATGGCGCACGTCGGCGGCCACGAGCAGAAAGCGCACGTCCGGCCGTCGACGGGCCAGTTCGAGAAACGTATCCGCTCCCTTGAGTGTTTGCGTGGACAGGCACGTAACGAACGGGCGCGCCGCCACGGGCGGCGCGTTCAAGGGCGTGATGCGCGAGGCGTCCACAGGCGGGTATACGACCGCGTCGGCCGAGCGGCCCGTGACCTCGCGCACGATCTCCGCCGACAGCGTGGAATTGGCCACGAGTGCGTCGGCCGAGGCGATTGAGTGCGCGCCCCGCGAATCGATCGAGTCTTCCGGGATGGGGCGTTCGTGCAGCGCGTCGAACCCGGCTGCGTCCATGCGCACCAAGCCTCGCCAGAACTGGACGAGCGTCACTACGGGCAGGCCCCGTTCCCGAGCGGCCGGCGCCACGCGCGTCATGAGCCCGGAATGGGCGATCACGGCGTCCGGCGCGATTTCGGCCAGGGCCGTTTGGAGCGCGTCGCCCTCGATGGCCGGCACGCGGCGCGTTTCGATCCAGTCGGCCGAATACGGGCGATCGCCCGCATCGCTGGCGTACAGGGCCGTGACGCGGTACCCGCGACGTGCTAGGCGTTCGAGCAATCCGAGCATGGAGAGCTGGCCGCCCCCGTATCCGGGACCCAGGCGCTCGGCTACGAGGCAGAGGTGAGGCCCGCCTGACGGCGGTTTGCAGGCTGGAGACTGGAGGCTGGAGGCTGGAGGATCAATCCGATCCCGGCTTTGCGTCTTTGCGTCTTTGCGTTTTATATTCTCCTCCGGTCTCTGTGCCTCTGTGTCTCCGTGGTGAATCTCCTCCGGGAACGTCGACAGCAGCGCGAACGGCAACGCGATTCGGCCGTTCAGCGCCGCCTCAGCGATGCGCTCGGCCGAGGTCTGCTGGGCCTGGGCGCGTGCGTGCGAGATTCCGCGCAAGTCTTCGGTCACGGTCACGAGCGCCTTCTCGATGTGATGGATGCGGCCCGCGTCGCCGGCTAGCGCCTCGATCGCGCACAGGAGCGCGTAGTCGCCGGCTGCCGGCCAGTCGAGCGGATACCCGCCGGCCGCGTCGTACATCCACTTGCGATACGCCTTCATGCCCCAGGCGATCTGGCCGTTCTCGCGGAACGTGCCCGAACGCGCGGGCACGGGCTTGCGCACCGCCCCGTCGCGCGAGGCGTGGATCACGTCGCAGTGCGCGGCGAGGACGCGCGGATCGCCGAACGCCTGGCGCAGTTCGGCCAGGAGCGTGGGTTCGGCCAGGTCGTGATCGTCGATCTCGCAGACCACCGCGTCGGTCGGGACCAGCGCGTTGCCGAGACGACGCGCGCCGTACACGCCCATGCGGTTGGCGCAGGCCACGACGCGCACGCGGGCGTCGCGCCAGGCGTCCGGATCATGCGCCACGCGTCCCGACTCGTGCAGGGCCTGGAGCGTGGTGTGGTCGCCGTCGACCACGACCACGATGCGCTCATCGCCGAGCAGTTGCGAACACAGCGCGTCCAGTTGGCGCGCTAGGGGCTCGGGCCGGTTGCGCGTGGCGATCACGGGCCAGATGGGTGTCATGGGATTCCTGCCACAAGGGAACGCTATCGGAACACGGACACACACGGACGAGCACGGACTCCGGATTCTGGGTCCGTGTCGGTCGGTGTTTGTCCGTGACCGTCCGTGTTCCGTGTCTATTTCTTGACCAGTACGAACGCGTCGTCAGGGATCGCGCCGCCCAGGTTGGTCATCTTCTGTTTCTCGATCCGACGCACCACGCCCTGGGACTCAAGCGACGCGGCCTCGGCCGGAGACAGGTCCAGGAGCGTGTCGGGCCGGAAGTCGCGGCCGTGGACCTTTTCCTTGCGGATCACTTTGCAGAGCATCGCGATACCTCCCGGATCGGAAAATCTGGAACTCAGGAACTCAGGAATGGACGGGGCGGCCCCCCGCCACAATGGCCGTGGGGCCGCCCCAGGGCGTTTAAAAACGTTTATAAATGCCAGGGGCGCAGGATTGCTCCTGCGCCCCTTTTCTCGCGCACACGGCGCGTCTGGCGATCGGCCGGTTTCTAGGTGTACGTCACGCCCGTGCCGATCAGGAAGGCGTCGGTCTGCGTGACCTGGCCGGTCCAGGTCTCGGTGACCACGATCTCCTGCACTTTGCGTTCGGCCGCGATCGAGGTGAGGATCTGCATCAGCCGGATGTGGTACACCACGTACCGCCCGAAATCGCCGATCAGGATCTTGCCCTCGGTCACGTGCTCGCTCTCCTCCATGGGCGGCAGTTTGCTCATGAGGAACTGGGCCGCGCGCACGTTCTGTGCCAGCGCCGAGATCGTGGCGAACAGGGTCCGTGAGCCCATCACGAGGCGGGCGCGGTTGCGATACCGCGGGGTGAGCTGGCTGGCGAACTCCAGGATGTTGGCCACTGTCGGGGCGGCGCTGACAGCCACGGTCGAGATGCCGGAGACCGTGTCCAGGATGCCCTCGGGCTCCTCGTACGTGGTGTGGCCCCGGCCCAGGATCGGCTGGTACTCGTGGTGGATGGCGTACCCGTCGGCGCACAGGTCGATCAACTCCTGGTACAGGTTGATGGGCGACTCCTCGAGGAGATCGAGCTTCACCGGCATGCGCGCGTCGAAGTCTTCGAGGTTCCACTCGAGCTGACTGAAGACCGGCTCGGTGGCCGTGATCTCGGTGGCCGTGGTCGCCGAGTTGACCTTGGCCGCGGTGCCCTTGTTGGGCGTGACGTACGTGGTGACCTCGGGCTTCTTCACGGTCCGGCTCTTGGTCGACCGTTTCGTCAGGAGCGGCCAGATCACCTGGGGTTCCTGCTCCTTCTTTTCGACCTCGGCCACGAACTCGTCGGGCAGCATGTACGCGCCGGCCGATCCCGTGGTGGGGGTCAGCGCCTGGGTGATGAGCCCGTCGGCGTCCAGGTCCGCGTCCGGCGCGCCCAGGTCCATGCGGCCCAGGCACCGGGCAATGGCGCAGCGCACGAACTCGGCCTGCTGCTCGACGTCCATGGGCGCGCGGCGCCCAGAGCGGCTGGCGGCCGAGGCGATCGCCTGGGCCGTGAGCGCCTCGCGGCGGTCGATCTCGGTGCGCGCGGTCGCGATCTTCTCGGCCAGGCTGGCGTCGAAGAGCTGGAGCAGCTCCTCGGAGCCGATGGTCTTGCACGCGCGCGCGAGGGCCTCCACGGTCTGGGGGCTGGCCCCGGCGAGCGTCTGCTCGTTTTTCTTTTTCTTTTCGTCTTCGGTCATGGTGATTTTCTCCTCATTGGGCCACGGATAGCCGCCAAGACACCAAGACACGAAGGATGCACAAAGGCGGAGCGGAACGCGCTTCGCGTTCCGCCCTTCGTGCCCCCTTGGAGCCTTTGAGTCTTTGTGGCCTCTGGCTATCTCAGGCTTTTTCCTTGTCGGATCATGTCAACGGTCTCTTGCGCCCGCGCGTTCAGGAGGTGCATGACCTCCGGGTCGCTGGACAGCACCGCGCGGAGCACGAGGCGGAGGGCCTGCTCGCTCACGCCCTGGAGGATCGACCCGGCCGGGGCGGATGCGCCGGCGGGGGCGTCGTCTGAGCGTGTGTGTTCGGCCTCGGCCGCATCCAGGCGGGCGGCGAGCGCTTGGTGGGTTTGGGTCAGGCGATCGACTTCGCCTTGCAGGCGGTCGACTTCGCCTGTCAGGCGGTCGTTGTCGTTTTCAAGGCGCGTGATAGTGACCCCCGCGTCTTTGAGTTCTTCGGTTCGCAGGGCGATGGTCTCTTGCGCCTGGACCAGTTCCGCGGCCAGGTCCTGGGCGCCGGGGATCTGAATCGTGCCGGCCTGGTGGAGGGCCTTCAGTTCCTCGGCGTCGTAGTCCCGGAACTCGGGCGCGGTCCGGTCGAACTGCATGTAGTGTTCGACCAGGTGCTCGTACCCGGCCCGGCGGGCCGCGTCGTCGATGCCCTGGACGCCGCCGCGCGCGCCCAGGACCACGGCCATAGCGCCGGCCACGGCCGGCCAGGCGGCCGCGCCGCGCGCGTCGTGGTGTACGAGCTTGTACCCGGCCGGCGATTCCGGATTGAGCGTATCCTCAAAGAGCGCATGCTTCATGCGCGTCTCCGGGTCCGTTGCCTCGGCGGCTGCCGCGTTCCACGTGGCCGGCACGACGCCGAGACGATCGAACGGCACGGCCTTCCAGCGAGGGGAAGACAGGCTGGAGGCTGGAGGCTGGAGGCCGGAGGAGTCGGATTCTGTGCTCTGCGTCTCTGCGTCACTGCGGGATAATTCCGGCCTGCCCGCCGTGGAGGGAGATGACTCCCGCTGAGGCGCTGAGCGCGCAGAGTCGGACCGCGGCGCGTCCGTGTGAGGCCGGGCATCCAGAGAAAGCCGGTACAGGGTCCGGCCGTCGGTGGTTTCGTTGGCCGTGCCAGGGGTCCAATCGTCTGCCGCGCCCATGACGGCCAGGATCGCCTGGCGCGTGGGCGAGGCCACGAGCGCCGGCCGGCCGTCGCGGTCCTCAGTTTCGGCCTGTTTGATGAGGGCCGAGGGGTGCGCGCCGATCGTGACGATGGAGATCTCCACGATCTCGAACGCCTTGACCACCAGGGCCTCGCCTTTTTCCTCGTATCGCTCGATGTAGAAGCCGATCGACACCATGCGAAGGAGGCCCTTGCGCAGGGCCCCGCGAATGGGCGCCAGCCAGTCGGCGTCGAAGCCGGCCAGCTCCGGGTCGTCGGCCAGGTTGGGCACGCGGCCGGTCACCTTGACGGCCTTGTCCGTGACCTCGACGGAAACCCACAGGCCGATGGGAAGCCACCATCCCTCGTGCATATAAAACATGACCGGATTCTTGAGGAACGCGGCCACGTTCACGTCTTTGGGCTTGTCCCAGTCGAAGACGAAGCCCTTGCGGTTGGGCGTCTTCTGTTTGTCGACCGCGATCGCGTCAAACAGCACGTCGCCCGTGGCCGCGTCCTGGCGCACGCCCTGGGTCGTGAGGGCCAGGTCGAGCTTTTCGAGGGTTGCTTGAGGCATCAGGTTTCCTCCAATGAGGATGGGGACTCACCACGGAGGCACGGAGATCACGGAGACCGGAAAGAGAAACCACGAACCACACGAACCACACGAACCGGAATGCCCTTTTCGTGCTTTTCGTGGTTAAGTCTGGTCTGGTCTCTGTGCTCTCCGTGTCTCTGTGGTGAATCCGTTCGGCTATTGAACGACGGCAACCGCGACGCAGTTGCAGTTCACGTTTTCAGCGGCCTGCGATCCGTCGCCGGGGAACATCATGGAATCGCTGCCCACGAGGAACGGCTCGTCGTTGGCCACGACCTGACCGTCGGCGGCCTCGTGCGTGGGCCGGCTATTCACGAACGACGTCACCCACTGCTTGTGGGTGAACGCGTATTGATCGCGGAACGCCTGGGCGCCGGCGCCGTACAGGCGCGTGGTCTCGGTCGCGGCGATCGAGGCGGCGCGGCCTTGCTCCATGGCGCCGAAGGTTTTCACGATGCGCAGGCGCATCTCGTCGTGCGTGTCGCCGGCCTCGATGCCGGCCTTGATTGCCTCGGTGAACCGGTCGCGCGTGGTCTCGGCTACGGACGCGTAGTGCTCGGCGCGAAGTTGGGCCATGTATTTCTCCATGGCCTCCAGGCCCTCTTGCCACGGGTATTCTTCCGGGTGCGCTAAGAGCGCGCCCTCGAACGCCCCGCCGATCACCAGGCCGAACCGGTTCTCGGGCGCGGCGCGTTCGGCCAGTTGCGCGGCCAGCTTGCCGGGCTCGACAAGGTCTGTGACAACGCGCGGCACGTCGGAACTCTGCGTCACTGCGTCACTGCGGGATGATTCCGGCCTGCCCGCCGTGGAGGGAGATGACTCCCGCTGAGGCGCTGAGGCGCTGAGATCAGGAGGAGGAGAATCCGCAGATTTCGCCGATTTCGCAGATGGGGAACCGGTCCGATCCTCCTGACTTCTGACTCCTGACTTCTGACTTCTTTCCTGCGATTCGTCCCAGGCCGCGACGACCTCTTCGCCTAGATCCTTGAAGAAGCCGGCGAACATGCGGGTCAGGCGCTTCTCCAGGCGCGCGCGATGCGCGAGGAAGCGCTGCACGATCTCGGCGCGCTTGCGCGAGGAGTAGCCGGCCAAGCGGATCGACGCGGAATGCTGAGTGATGAGTGATGAGTGATGAATCCCGGACACATCATTCATCATTCCGCATTCATCATTTCTCTGTGCCCTCTGTGACTCCGTGGTTTTTCCGGTTCCGTCTTCCCCCAACGGCGCGTAACCGATCGGCATGACCGGCACATAGCCCCAGGGCTCTGGGTCCCATCCGTGATCGGCGCGGACCTGATTGATCGTGCGCACGCCGTACTTGAGATGCATCTCCTCGCGCTTGAGTTCGTGGTCCTTGTCCGCCGGGATCTCGTGGCGGATCTGGATGCGCGTGGCCTCGTATCGCGTGCGGGCCAGGTCCTGGTTGAGACGGGCCTGGAGGAACCGCGCGATCGGCGCGGTCGACCACTTGGCGAAGATGTATTCCAGGGTCTCGGCGGCGGCCCGGTTGACCTCCTTGTGCTGACCCAACAGGGCCAAGGGCGTGCGGCAGATGGCCGTGATCTTGTCGCGGGTGCGGTCGGAGCCCTGGGCGTATCCCATATCGCGCGGCTTGGTGGGCGGCCATTCGGCCTTCATGCGGTCCTTGGCCAGGCCCACGACGCGGCCGGTCTTCCCCGACCCGCCGTATCGCTCCTGGAACTCCTGAACCAGCTTCCGGCGCTTCTTGGGGTCCGGTTCGTCCATATAGAGCAAGACGAACGGCCACAGGCCCTGCTTGAACGCGGCCCACTCGGACTCGTCGATCTGCGCGTCCATGCGAATGGCCGCGGCCGCGGCCTGGGCGCGTCCGAGCCCGCCGAACAGGTCGCCCGCCTTGGGCAACCTCAGATACACCACGTCGCGCAGGTCGTGCGTCTGCTCTTTGTGGCCGCGCGACCCGGTCACGGTCTGCTTCCAGCCCGTGATCATACCGTCGGCGCCGACGATCGGTTTGACGGTCCCGATCATGGGCCACAGTTCGGCCACCTCGCCCAGGCCGTTCTCCACGATCCGCCACCAGGACTTGCCCACTAAGAGCAATTCCGTCACGGTCCAGTAGATCAGCTCCTCGTACGTCATGAAGGGATTGACGTCCGCGAGCACGCGCGCGAGTTGGTGCTCGGGGCTATCGACCCACTCGCCGCCCTGGAACGACTGCACCACGATCTCGTCGCTCATCACGGCCAGGGCAATGGTGTCGATGGACGCGTACTGCCAGCCGTGCTGGCTGCGTCGCGCCTCGGCGTCCGTGAGCGGCCGGGACGCGCTCTGCGAGGCCTGGCCGCTCTGAAGGATCGAGACGAGCTGGTCCACGGACTGAATCTGCTCCGGCATGACCGCGCCGGCAGCACGGCGCGCGCCGAACAGCCGGCCCAGGGTCTGTGTAATGCGGTCGCGGATGCTCATACGACGAAGCACTCCGTGTTGAGTTCAAAGAACGCTAGAGCCAGCGCGTCGGCCTTGTCAGGCGAACGGCCCAGGCGTTTCTTGTATCCGTCCTTGGGCTCGATCTTGATCTGGCCCGAGGAGGTGATCGCGTACTTGCGGGTCGTCAGTTCGGCCACCAGTTCCATATCATTGGGGATCGCGATCTTCGGCCCGTCCTTGGTCTTGGCCGTGTTCTCGAACCGCTCGCGCAGGCCCCACCAAAGCTGGCTCTGGATGTCGGCGAAGCGCGCCGGATCGGATGCGCGCGATCCGAACGTGACCCCGCGCACGTCGGCGCCTATTTCGACCAGCCGGTCGTGCGGCCCGCCGCCCAGCGCGGTTTCGTCGATCACGATCGAGCCGCCGTGCGCGATCTGTCGTGCGCGCGCCCGGCCCGCGGTCTGCATCGTGTCAATGCCCTGGTGCGCTTCGATATCGCCCTCGGCCACGCGCTCGCCGCGCCGGGTGATGAGGCACGTGCGGTCCTGGCCGAACCGGGCCACGTCCACGCCCGTGACGACCGGGCCGGCAGCCGCCACGATCGCGTCGATCGCTTTCTCCACCCAGGCCAGGGGGATCAGCGTATCGCCCGATTGTTCGGGGAACTCGCCGAGCACCTTCGAGCGATAGAGCGGCGAGTCCTCGCCCCATTCGATGCGCCGCTCCTCGGGCCACGTGGGACTGACCAGGCCCGGCACGACCTCCCGGCCGGCCGCCACGTTGGGCGTGTCCCAACAGGAGATCGTGATCTGATGCCACAGGTCCGACCGGAAGCATTCGAAGAACGGTCCGGCCGGTTCGGTCGGATTGCCGATCGCCAGCCACCGGGCGTGCGGCGTGCCCATGGAGCCCTCGATCGCGGTCCAGAACTTCTCAGCCACGGACGGGGCCTCGTCGAGCACGAACAGGATATGACCGCTGTCCGCGTGCCAGCCCTGAAAGGCTTCCGGCTCCTTGCCCGTAAACCCCTCGGCAAACCAGCGGGGCCCTAACGCCCACCGGGTGGTGTCCGGCCCCTTGGCCGACAGCGGTACGCGCGCCCCGTGGTACCGCGCGTGGATCTCGCTCCAGAGCTGGCCGCGCACCTGGCGCTTTTCCGTGGCCGTGGTGATGACCAACGAGTCTTTGAACGCGGAGAGAAACCACACCACCGCCGCCGCCGCAATGGCGGTCTTGCCCACCATGTGGCCGGACTTGACGGCCGTGCGCGGATGGTCGCGCAAGGACGTGAGGATCTCGACCTGCTTGCCCCAGGGATCGAACCCCAGGAACTCGCGCGCAAACCATTCCGGGTCGGCCTGAATGCGCGCGACCACGTCCGCGGCCTGGGCGTCAGGATCGTTTCGTCGCTTTGCCACGTGCCGCCCTTTCGTGCAGGTCGTGGAGAGTGACCGGCTTCGCGGCACGCTCCGCGGGCGCGCGCGCCGCCAGGTCGCGCACGCACGCATCCACTGCGCGCGCGGCTGCCGGGCCGTCGCCGGCGCGGCCCACGTCGCGCGCTAGGCGCTTGAGCACGTCCTGGGCGGCCAGGTGAACCACCAGGCGCGCGAACGCCTTGGCAAAGGCGCGGACGTCCATCAGGACCTCGCGACGCGCTAGATCCTGGCCGTGCTTCTCTTCCGTGCGTTCGGCCTTGCGCAGTTCCACGATCTGGGCCTCAAGGCGCGCCTGTTTGGTTTGCAGCCGCGATCGGTCTTCGTCGTCCGCGTCGGCGAGTTCCTTGCGAGTCTCGGCCAGTTGCGCCTCGTATCGCTGGACGGTTTCCTTCGCGAACCGGCGGAACGTGGCCGAGCGCGTGGCCGGCGCGTCGGCGCCCGCTTCCTGGGCGCGTTGCTTGGCCGCCTGGACGCAATCGCGGAACTCAGGGGTCGCCAGCCACCGGGCGAGCTTGCCCGGCGTGAACGCGCCCAGGCGCTTGCCCGTGGCCAAGGTCTTAGGCAGATCGAACCGGTCGTTGATGCGCCGGCAGGCCCGCGACTTGGACTCGCCGGCGGCCACGATGCAGTCCGCGAGCGTGTCGAGGTGCTCGCGCCAGTGCGCATCGAGGCGGGTTTTGCCGGTCGTTCGCACGCGAACTCCCTTGAATGATGAGTGATGAGTGATGAGTGATGAAAGCGGGGAGTCCGGAGAGGTTCCGGATTTAGCATTCATCATTCAGCATTCATCACTGGCGCGGCGGCCTCTCTCATCGATCGTTTTCCAGACAAGACGCTTCAGAGAGGACGACGCGCGGAAGATCGGCGTCTGCTTCATGGGCACGAAGACCCGCTCGCCGTTGGGCATGGTCTTGACGTGCGGCTGCGTGGTCTTGAGCGCGAACCGGCCGACGTCTTTGATCGTGACCGTCTCGCCGCGACAGAGCGCCTGGGCGATCGCAGCAAACACGGCCGCGACCATGCGTGCCGCGTGCGCGCCGCTCGTCTGCTCGGCGTCGGCCACCGCGTTGACGAGATCGCTGGTGTGCATGGGGACTCCACGGAATGATGAGTGATGAGTGCGGAATGCTGAATACGGAGGCCATCTCTCCCTTCATCATTCATCATTCAGGATTCATCATTTTGAAAGATCGGCCCGCCCCCGTGGCGTTCGAGGACGGGCCTGCACGAAAGGAGGAGCGTGGGACGGGTCGAGCTGAAAGTCTGCTTTCAGCATACAG